GGATTAAGTAACGCACCATACAAACTGTTCAAGTTAATCTTTTTAACCAACTGTCGCTTGTCCCAAAACGCAAACTTATCGCCGCCTTCTTCACGTGCCGCTACTGCCTTTGCTTGTAGTTCTTTACGCTCTGCATACCAACGCTCTAGTAATCCAGGAATAATACCTTTTTTCTCGTATGTAAAGATAGTTCCGTTAGCACTAATAATCCAAGGTTGTCCACTGTTAAACACAATTTCATATATCTCTGCGCCAGTGGCTTCAAAACTAGTTCCATCTTCAAAGTCAATGTGCATGACTTCTGCTTGGTCTTTGTCCATAACAAGTTCATACTCAGGTGTTGCGAAACGACCCTCCCATGCTTCTGGAATTGTTTTTGCCTTGTCTAGCAAGTCACGTGTGAATGTATGACGCACTTGACCAACAATAGTTTCAGTTGACATATTGCAACTACGAATAATACTAGGATACAGTGAGTTTAAATCCATACTGCCAATCCATTTGTGCATTCCACGTTTAGGATCCGCAACATAGGCACCTGCTGCCTGTGTAGTATCTTTGTCAAACTTCTTATCAGGAACAATAAAGCCCTGTTGATGTGCTTCATTGACAATAGCTTGGTCTGTTTGTGCAACCGCACCCATTGTTGTTTGTAGAAGCACTGTGTTAGAATGTGCTAACACATTGGCTAAGTCAATAAACTGTAGTTTTGCATCTAGTCTTACTAGCAAGTCAACGTCTTGCCTCGAATATGCAATAAATGTTTCAAAGTCATTGTTGTATAACTGATCCAATGTGCCTTCATAATCAACTTTGCGTTCATTAAGTTCATATTCGCCAATAGCATCTAAACTATAGCTGTGCATTTCGTGATATGTATACTTACGATACAATTGCATATAGTCTAAATGAACTCTACCGAGCAAATCAAATGTTTCATTCTCTGCGCCGAATCGTTCAAATGTTCTACGTTTAGGATACTGGCCCCATAAACAAAACTGCCGTGTATGACTTTTGCTTAATACACGAGCTACACGATTAACCATGTATGGAATATCAAAGCCTTCACTGTTCCAGCCTGTTAAGATATCTGCATCGTCGATTAAACTAAGAAATGCTTCAAGCATCTCTTTTTCAGTATCAAACAACATTGTATCATCAAACTTATTACATATTTCTGTTGCTTGTTCTTTAGTTAGTGTATCAGGTTTAATAGCAAGACAAATAGTTCTGCTTAACCAACTTAGATGCACACTAACTGCCGTTACGGCATTAAATGGATCTTCTGGCGGAGCAAAACCTTTCTCTTGATTGAAGTCTGTCTCAATATCAAAGAACGCTGTTTGTAGTTCTGGTGTTTCTGTGGGATCATAATTCTCAGAAAAGCATCTAAACAGTGGATTAATATCACTCTCAAATAACTTTTTGTGTCCATGAATCTTTTTTTCAGTATTAAACTTTTTGCTTGTGTTACATACAACACGATCAAGTTTATCGCCAAATATACTTGTATATTTGCCACGTGGGTCTTTGTAATAGAACTGATAACGAGCAGGAAAGTCTTTGTAAACTCGCTGGCCGTTAACACGTTCTACTACATGTAGACAATCTTTATCTCTATTAAAATAACCGTCTACATAACTCATTAACTATCGCGACCTACTGTTGTTAGGATAGTTTCAAGTTCATCAAACTCATCACGTGCTTTGGCAAACTCTGCCTTGTATGCAACCTTAACTGCTTTGTTAAGAATAGATGGTTTAATATCCATCTCTTCTGCGATTGCTTTTACTGTATCGCGAAGTCCTTCTTTAAGTGTTTCCACTTCTTGGGTTACTTGAATGCCTTCTTTAATAAGATGCTTCAATTTGTTTACGTCTGCTTCAGAAAATGTTGTCATACTAGACCTCCGTTAATCATTGAATTAGTATATATAATAACAGGTTTAAGCTGTTATGTCAAGTCAATACCCAATGTTTTTTGGGCATCCTTGATAAATTGTTGGGGGGATTTTGTGTAGTTGTTATTATACATTTGGTATAATAAAATAGCAAATTTAATCTTTTCAGAACTATTATATAGATTTGTTGCATTGTTAAATGCCCAAGTCAGTAATTCCATGCGTGTTACTACATTATTATTGAACATAGCATCTTGTGGATCTACAAGAGAGTGACTGTCATTCCATTTTAAGTATTGGTCAGTCCATATACCCATATCAACACATGTTTCTACATCAAGTGTAGTGTATATGTCTGTTGGATTATGTAACCAGTCTGACATTTGGAAACAATAGTCATATGATTCTTGCCATACGTCATCTTGGTGTGATAGTTGATAGTATATGTATTTCCATATTTCAAATACATCATCAAATGTGTTCATTTCATCATTGTATTCTCTGCGTAAAAATGCACTAATAAAATGATGCGAATTTTTACCCATAATTGTTGTAACTACTTTAACAGGTAAATTGTTTTTTTGTGCATAGTGCATAATGTCTGCTGTGTTACGAGCATGTGTAAACAAACATAAATGTTTATTACTAGGAAACTCGTTCCATGCATCAACAATTGCAATTAATTTTTCTTCTGATAGCACTATGTTGTTTCTAAAATCTGGATCGTATGCTTTTGAAATACTATCATGCACATTCCACCAGTCATTAATAATGTGTGCTTTACCAAAATGTTCACTGTGTTCTTCAAGCCATAAGTTATTGTGTGACATGTTATAAAAGTCTGGACTTGAGTTGATTACGTATGTTAATGCACTGGCTGTTATTGCACTTCTGGTACATACCAGGTATATTTGTTTCATAATATACCTCTTAATTTATTGGCTACTGCTTTGCCCATTAGTCTTGTTCCTTGTTTTGTTAAGTGTCCACCCAATGTGCCAATTGGTTCCGGTAGCCCTGATCCAGTTCTATGTATATCAAAAATTGTAAACATTTCTTTGTCTATATCGAGTTCAGTTATATGTCTTGTATGTGGTAGTGCCAAATGATTTTTCTTTTCACTAACATTAAATCTATAAGCAGGAATATTTGCATTTTGTAATATGCGATCAATTGCTAATGCACTACTTTCTATTGCTGTGTCTAAGTATACAGAGTTTCCAATATCTGTCAAGTAGTTTTTTTGATTATCGTCAAACTTAGTAGACCATCTTTTTGCTATATCATCTACTAATCCACTCTTACCCGGGAGTAACATATTCTTTACAAATGATTTTAAACCACGTTGTTGATATAGATGTATATTACCTCTTGATACAACAGGCATATAGTCATCATGCACAAATAAACAAACACGTGGATCCCATGTTTCTTGTATTATACATTTGGAATATTGATTTAGCTCTCCAGAATCTGATAGTTTATTAATTAGATGAGCATAATTTAAATATCCACCGGCTGGATGTGAATAGACCGTGTATTCATATTCGTCAGGTAGCTCATCATACCATCCATAATCTTCATGTAGGTCTTCGCATGCACCTGTATTATTTTTACCTGGCTTCTCCGCGAGTGTCCACCAGCCTGCTGAAAAGCTACAGCCTATTATTAACACTTTTTTCAAATTACTTCTCTAGTTTTTTAATACGAGCTTCTAGTTCTTCGATCTTTTTTGTAAGTTTTGGGTTAGCGGCCTTCCATGCATCTGGGTTATGTTTAAACCAGCTCCAGCCCCAACGATTGACTAGGAAGTCTAGTATTGCTTCCCACTTATTTATTGCCCAAAAGGCAATGTATGTGTCTCTTATCCAGTAAATGAATAATGCACCAAATATACTTCCTGCTAATGCTGTGTAAATCCACAACCTTTCTGTTGCTAGTTGTGTAATGGTATCCCACATATTATCTTGATTTCTTTAAGATACCAATTTGTGCTTTACCTTGGCTTCTTGCATCACTATCAATTAATGGTAATGAGAAGGATAGTCTATTAAGCACTGGATCTAAGTTGTCTACATCAAAATATAAACTTGCTCTAATGTCTTTTTGTAGGATTAGGAAATGATCGTCACCTTGTGATGCACCATAGTTCTTTACTGACAACTTAATTAAGTCTGCTGCTGTTACATTTGTTCCAGATCTACCAATTGACTGTGCCATTGGTGCTGCATCTGGGTGTTTAAAGATTGCTTTTAATATTTGTGTTGATTGTTCAGGACCTAAGTTGTATTGATCTAAAAATTGTGCGTAGTTATTTGCGTTAACTTTGTTAACACCTGCTAACTGTCCTGCTTTTGCTTCATCTTCACCTGCAATAGCATCCCAAAATTCTTTATTCTTGTATAACTGTCCAAGTGTTCCATCAGTTGGTGTT